GGCAATTTAACAGGAGTTTTTGTTTGCCAAAAATGGAAAGGAGAACCCGGTGGCGTGATTGCAGAATGTCATGTTAACTGCCTGGTTGAAACAGATGCTCAGGCTTATGCAACGCTGAATTCATAGCAGAGGCTAACCCGGCTACCGTGCTGG